TAGACTCGTTTAAGTATGTCATGTCCATTAATGTCTGTAGCTATGCCGATTTGTTGTGGCTTATTTACCAACTGTCTTCTGTGTTTCTTTTTATATTGTTCAACACTTGCACCTTTATAGTAGTTAGCATCTATGCAATGTGATTTATCCCTTTCACTATCAAAGTTATCTTCAAGTATATCTCTTAAAACTATGCCTTGATCCTCTGGTTCTTGTATTCCTGGAATGTTAGTCCAATAAAACCTTTGTCTTGATTGAGCACTTAGTAACGAACTGTTTATAAACATGGGCTCTATGCCAAAAGCTATCTCTGGATAACACTCTGAGACTTGTTGAGATATAACCTGTAAAAACTCCTTTTTCATTCTTACATTCTCTAATAAGAAGTATTTAGGTTTTATTTCTTTTAACAAGCGAATGAACTCAAAGAACAATGCAGATCTAGGATCATCAAAAGCCAACTGCTTACCTGCAAAAGAAAAACCTTGGCATGGAGAACCAGCTATTATTAAATCGACATCTAGATAATCTTTAGCATTTAAATTGCAAATATCCCCGACTTGCACTATTTCTGGATAGTTGGCCTGACTGACTTGGATAGCATATTTATCTATCTCACTTGCATAATATTTTTCTACTGGTATACCAAGCTGATCAAGTGCAATATGACCACAACTCATGCCGTCAAATAAACTTAGAACCTTCATATAATAGAGTCTAAAGAATTATCCTCGTTATAAAAATTCATCAGCTCACCTTGTGCATCTGAACTACCCATACCTACATTAATTATATGGTATTTCTTGTATGATCTTAGAATTGAGTCAGTCTTCTTATTGTTGTAATCATCTACAGCTTGTTCATAAGCTAACCTCATCATCATGTATAAATCGTTTGTCCTACCCATTTTTTACCTCTCTTTGTTACTTTATGTAATTTACTTTGTTACTGCTTGTAGACATTATACATAATATAAGTTAATATACAAATTATAAACACATAGGAGTAATTATGAGTAAAAAAGAAGTAACTATATCTGACATCATTGACGAAGTAGTTAGTTATACAAACCCATCTAAGGAAGACTTAGAGAAACAAATAGAACAAGATAAGATCAATTATCTCGTATGGCAATGTGGTGTTGCTATCAAAGAACTACAGTCAGCAGTAGATAAACTTGCTGTTCAAGACAAGGAGGCATCATGAGTAAAGTATGTTTACATGACGAGCTTCGTACTGAACTTTATAAAGATCTATTAGATCTAACAGAAAAAGCACAAGATTTAGGCGCACCAGAATTAATATGGTTAGGCATATCTTTCTTTACTCAAATGGCACTAGATTGTGCACCAAGCGTAAAAGAAGGTAGGCATTTAGTTAAAGAAGCTGCAAAGACTGTAAGGAAGGAGGCATCATGAAGCTACCACAAATACTAGAAGAACAACCACACGTAGTAGTGGGAGATGCTTATTATTTTCCAAACATGTCTAATAACTTTTATCACAGTAGTCCAGGAATATCCTCATCTAACATTAGAAGGTTTAGTCAGAGTCAGCTACATGCATTGGAAGAAGTTATTGAGCCAACCTCTGCTATGAACTTTGGATCTGCTGCACATTCCTTGATTGTTGAGGGTGAAGGAGCTTTCTTTAGTGATGTAGTTACTATAACCGGATCTCCATACACTAATAGCAATAAAGCTTTAAAACAAGAAAGTCTTGCTAAAGGCCTGACTGTTATTAATGAAAAGGATAAAGATACTCTGTACAGCATGAAAAACAGTTTAGTACCTGAAGCTAGTGCCTATCTAAACCCCGATAAAGACTATCCAGAAGTCTTTGAGTCGCCTTATGAAGTATCTATATATTGGTTTGAACAAGGTTTGCTATGTAAGACTAGGGCAGATGTAGTGTTAAATCCGTTTAATAAACCACACGGAAAAAATGCTATAGTGCTTGTAGATTATAAAACTACCATTGATTGTTCTGTAAAAGGCTTTACTAACTCTGTTAGAAGATACTCGTATGATTTACAGGCCGCTTGGTATAAGCGGGGTTTTGAAAGTGCAGGTTTTGAAGTCCATGACTTTGTATTTGCTGCACAAGAAAAGAAACCACCTTATGCAAACAAACTGTTCAAAATGAACCATACCGATATGGAAATAGGTTGGAACTTTTTGAGTGAATACTTGGAAGATTACAACAAAGTGTTAAATGGTGCACCAGCTACGATATATAACAGTCCTAATGTTGTAGATCTTGATACTGGTAATTTTTACAGAGAAGAGACTGATGAGTGAAGAACTATTAAAAAAGATAGCTAAGTATGAGGAGCAGATAACCTGGCTCAAAGAAATGCTTAAAGAAATTGAAGATAACTTGTTCTGTGCAAAAGCAGAACTAGAGGAGCTAAAAAATGACGGATAATGTAAACCACCCACCACACTACAAAAAAGGATCTATTGAATGCATAGACATTATAGAAGCTATGTTAACTCCAAAGGAATTTAAAGGTTACTGCAAAGGCAACGCAATTAAATACATTTATAGAGAAGATCATAAGGATGCAAACATTCAGGATATTGATAAAGCTATTTGGTATTTAACAAGGCTTCGTAACAAGATGGAGAACATGTGATCAACAAATTTTACAATTTAATAGATAAATTTTTAGAGTGGTCTTTTCAAAGAACCGCAGATAAATTATCAAGGAGACAAAGATGAAGTTAGAATTTAAAGAAAACAAACCTAACACACAAACTGTTCAATTTAGAATAGATCCAACGACACATCAAAAGCTAACAGCTTTGCGCAAATACCATAAAGTAAGGACAGGCGATCTACTAAAAAAAATGATTGCCATTCATTACGAAGAAATGGACAAATAAAAAAAGGGGCGTTAAGCCCCTTAATCTTTTACACCCTTATTAAAAAGGTGGGACTGCTTCCCTAGGCGGACTCATGTCAGCATCAGCTTCTGGCAAATACAATCGGATCTTTGTCTTCTTAGTATTCACTACACCGTTATCGCCTTGGAACTGATCATCAATTTGTTCAGTCTTTAAGATCAATCTCTTACCCACGAAATCACCATGATCTTCTGGATACTTTTTAAAGCCAACAGCCTTAGTAAGCCTGGTAAATATTTCCGTGCTTATACGTTTGTTGTCTTCATTGGCAGCCCAGAGGTTGTACCATTCTTTATGATCACGATACTTACCGCCATCTAACTGATACGTAACCTGTAAAGTCCAGTTACCTGCATTGGATTTATACTTATCCGTTGCAATAACCTTTGCATTATGTTCTCCATCAGGGGCAAGAACTGCGGCCGAGGACATTTCCTCTATATTATCAAAAAATTCTACATCATTAAAATCAGACATTTATTTCTCCTTTTTGTCATTGATTAACGTAAACCCTAACTTCTCAATTAGAGCACTTATATTTGGCTTCTCGAAGTTTTCGAGTTTTCCACTACGATCTTTAGCTTGATAGCCTTGACCAAATGTAGTTTGTAGCCACCTTACCTGCACATTCTTACCATCCTCATCTTGATCTTCAATGATTCGTAAAGCAAGAACCTCGTCAAAGAAGTATGTAATTTTAGCTCCTAACTTAGTCCCGACCATTGCTGGTGCGTGTCTAAGAACGCCATCATCATTTACCACATCTTCTTTGCAAAGAAATAACACATGCATATTTAGATCTCTAAAAGCACGCATTAAATTTGTTACAGATTCCTGGACATTACCATAGGCCATTCGTGGATCTTTGCTACGAGATTTCTCCCATGTCAATAAGATCTCACTTATCTCAGATACTGAATCTAAGCACACAGTGTCATATTGTAATTCTCCAGACTTCAAAGCATCATGCAGTTGCATAACTTCAGACGCTTCTTTTACTTCTATAGCTTCCACATTGCTTGCATCTTTAATAGATAACAAACCAGCCTCGGCACTTATTACAAGTACCTTGCCTGGAGCAGTTTTAGCTAAAGTTGTTTTACCCGCTCCAGCCATTCCATACACCAAGATTTTTGCACCTTGGTTCTGAACTAACTTATGCGGAGATACTATTCTATTTGATAATTCCATTCTCAATCTCCTTTTAATTAAAATTAACTTGCATATTATATAACACATAGATACAATATGTAAAATATTATTTTTACAATATGTTGAAAAAAAGGAGAAGTAATGACAGACGACAACAAAGCCGTTCAGACATGGGAAGCAAAT